AGAAAACGAGACGCCGCTGGGTGCGCTGGACCAGGAAGAAGCGCGATGCCTTCCTCGATCACCTCGCCGGCACCTGCAACGTGCGGGCGGCAGCCGCCGCGGCGGGGATGACGCCACCGAGCGTCTATCATCTGCGCCGCAAGGACGAGGCGTTCGGCGAGGAGTGGGAGAAAGCGCTCCACGTCGCATACGAGATGCTGGAGACCGAGCTGCTCGGCCATGTGCTGGCCGGCGGCGGCGACACGATCGAGCGCGCCGACGGCAGCAGGATCAGCGTCGAGCAGGCGCTGAAACTGCTGGGCCAGCATCGCAGCGCCATGCAGGGAAAATGGCGCGGCGGCCCGAAGCTGAAGCGCGCCTGCCCGGAGGATACCGATACGGCAATCCTGAAGAAACTCGCCGCGATGGATCGGGTTCGCGCGCTGGAGGCGGAGGAGAAAGGTGCACAATAGGGCCGCGTTCGAAGCGCTGATGGCCCGCACGCCCGAACAACGCGCCGAAGCGATCCGGACACTCAGCGCACCGCAGAAGCGCGAGTTCGCCGAGCGCTGGTGGCAATGGGCACATAAGGGCCAGTTCGAACCCGAAGGCGACTGGCGCATCTGGCTGATCCGGGCCGGCCGCGGCTTTGGCAAGACGCGGGCAGGCGCCGAATGGGTGCATGCGCGGGCCCGTGCCAACCCGGCCGCACGTATCGCGCTGGTCGGCGGCAATATCGACGATGTGCACCGCGTGATGATCGAGGGATCGAGCGGAATCCTGGCAGCGGCACGCAAGGACGAGGAACTGGTCTGGCATCGCAGCTCGGGCGAATTGCGCTTTCCGAGCGGCGCGCAGGCCCATGCCTATTCGGCCGGCGCACCCGATACGCTGCGCGGGCCCGAACATGATTTCGCCTGGTGCGACGAGCTGGCGAAATGGGGACGGGGCGGCGAGACCGCCTGGGACAATCTGATGCTGGGGCTGCGACTGGGCGAGCATCCGCAGGCGCTGGTGACGACGACGCCGCGCCCGGTGAAGCTGATGCGCAAGGTGATGGCCCTGCCCGGCGTGATCGAAACGCGCGGGCAGACCCGCACCAACCCCTGGCTGCCACGCAGCTTCGTCGAGGCGATGACCGCTGATTATGGCGGCACGCTGCTCGGCCGGCAGGAACTGGATGGAGAGATGATCGAGGAATTGCAGGGCGCATTGTGGAACCGCCCGCTGATCGAGAAGCTGCGCATCGCGGAGATGCCCGAGCTGGTGCGCCGCGTGGTGGGTGTCGATCCGCCGGCGGGCGTCGGCGGCGATTCCTGCGGGATCGTCGCGGTCGGGCTGGGCCGCGACGGCAAGGGCTATGTGATCGAGGACGCCAGCGTTTCGGGCGCGACACCCGAGGGCTGGGCCCGGGCGGTGGCAGCCTGTGCCGCGCGGCACGATGCCCACCGGGTGATCGCCGAGAAGAACCAGGGCGGCGCGATGGTGAAGAGCGTGCTGCTCGGCGCCGACAGTAGGCTGCCGGTGATGCTGGTGCATGCCAGCCAGGGCAAGGCGGCTCGCGCCGAGCCGGTGAGCCTGCTCTACGAGGCGGACAAGGTGCGGCATGCCGGGGCCTTCCCGGCGCTGGAGGACGAACTGTGCGGGCTGATCGCCGGTGGCGGCTATGAAGGGCCGGGCCGATCGCCGGACCGGGCGGATGCGCTGGTCTGGGCGCTGACCGAGCTGATGCTGAGCAAGCGGGGCAAGGCGGCGATACGGGTGCTGTGAGTTCGCTCCCGCCTTCCTCTCGTCGTCATCCCCGCGAAGGCGGGGATCCAGAGTGACAAAGCGAGGTCCTGTGTGACCCTGGATCCCCGCCTTCGCGGGGATAACGGAAAAAGAGCCTGCAGGGACCAATCAGGAGAACCGACATGACGGAACGGAACATGTTCCGGCGGGCGATCGCGCTTGCCGGGATGCTGGGGCTGTGCGGCTGCGCGCTGAGCGTGGGCGCGCTGCTCGATGCGGGGAGCACGGCCCTGGTGGCGCGCTTCGACACCGATCGCGACGGCGGACTCGATCCCGCGGAGGTGGCCGCAATGGTCGCCGCCGCGGTGCCGGGCAAGGGTGCCGAACACGACGCACTGCGCGCCGGGCTGGCAGCGGGATATTGGACAAGGGACTGCAACCGCGACGGGCGGCTGAGCGTGGCGGAGCTGTCGACGGGCGATCCCTGCGCGTGATGCAGGGATGCGCGGATCAGGCGCCGGACTCGTAGAATTGCTCTTCGATCCTGGCGCCGATGCGGAACATGAGGAGAAAACCCAACGCCGAGAGCAGCCAGACCGCGGCGAAGAGGGCGACGAACAGCGCTTCGCCGGGCCGGGTGAGATCGACCTGCACCCGCCCGGTCCTGAAGCCGTAGCGCAGGAAGAAGACAAGGAGGACCAGCGGGATCCCCAGCAGCGGCGCCTTGGCCCAGCCAAGCAGCACCCGTTGCCGGGGCGTGATGTAGCGCTGCAGCCCGTCATCCGGCTGCGTGCTGTTGGGCCCGCGGCGCGGCACGAAGACGACGCGCCCATCGGGCAGCAAACTGCCCCTGCCAACCGGCTGGAGCGCATTGCCGATCCCGGTGAAGAAGCTGCCAGACATCGAATATCCCCCTGCGGGGAGCAGACCATGACGGGGCCGGGACGGCAAGCGTCAGGTTTCGGGAACCTCGGCCTGCATGGGTTAGACGGAAGTCAGGCCCGGCACCTGCACTAGCCCCTTGCTTTCCCCGCGAAGGCCGGGGCCGAAACCCGGCGTTGCCACTTTCAAGACTGGGCCCCGGCCTTCGCCGGGGAGAATGCCCTTCGATGGGTGATCCGTTCGAGAGATTTCAGGAGATCAGACATGAAATGGTTCGGGCGGAAGTCCGTGCGCGAAGGCGCGCGGCCGGCCTTGTCGCGTGCCGGCAGCTTCGCGGGCGCCATCGGCGAATGGCCGCGCAGCTATGAGGCACAGGTGCGCGAGGCCTATTGCCACAATCCGGTGGCGCAGCGGGCAGTGAAGCTGGTGGCGGAAGGCGCCGGCAGCGCGGCGCTGAAGGCGAGCGATCCCGCCCTGCTCGCGCTGGTGACGGCGCGATCGGGCGGCCAGCCGCTGATCGAGACGCTGGCCGCCCATATCCTGCTGCACGGCAACGGCTATGTGCAGATCCTGACCGACGATAGCGGCGCGGTGCGCGAACTCTATGCGCTGCGGCCCGAACGCGTGACCGTGGAGCCCGATGCGCGCGGCTGGCCGGTCGCCTATCGCTACAAGGTGGGCGAGAATGTCGCCCGGCTGGCGGCGGAGGACGGCGCCGGGCGGCCGGCGGTGGTGCATCTGCGCAGTTTCTCGCCGATCGACGATCATTACGGGCTGGGCTGCCTGGGCGCGGCGGCAGGCGCGGTGGCGATCCACAACCAGGCGGTGCGCTGGAACAAGGCGCTGCTCGACAATGCCGCCCGCCCCTCCGGCGCGCTGGTCCATGATCCGGGCGACGGCAGCGTGCTGGCGCCCGATCAGTTCGCGCGGCTGAAGGCGGAGATGGAGACGGGATTCGCCGGCGCGGCCAATGCCGGGCGGCCGATGCTGCTCGAGGGCGGGCTCAGATGGCAGGCGATGAGCCTCACCCCGGCCGACATGGATTTCGTCGGGCTGAAGGCGGCGGCAGCGCGCGAGATCGCGCTGGCGTTCGGCGTGCCGGCAATGCTGCTCGGGCTGCCGGGGGATGCGGCCTATGCCAATTACCGCGAGGCCAATCGCGCGCTGTGGCGGCTCGCGATCCTGCCGCTGGCCGACAAGATACTGACCGGGATCGCCGAAGGGCTGGCGGGCTGGTTCCCCGAGGCGAGCCTGGCGGTGGACATGGATGCGCTGACCGCGCTGGCCGAGGACCGCGAGCGGCTCTGGGCACAGGTGAACGCGGCGGTGTTCCTCAGCGATGACGAGAAACGCGAAATGGTAGGTGTGAAATGAGCAATGGCGACATGCTGGCGCAGCTGATCGGCCAGGCCGAGGCGGAAGGTGCCGAACTGGTGACGCTGCGCGCGATCGCCGAGGAAGCGGGCGAACTGGGCGCGCAGCGGGCGCTCACCCGGCTGGGGCTGGCGGATGCCGGCGCGGCCAAGGACATGGCCGAGCTCCGCGAGCTGCTGAGCGCCTGGCGCGACGCCAAGCGATCGGCGCTCAAGGCGGCGTTCCAATGGGCGGGGCGGATGCTCGCGGCGCTGGTGCTGGTCGGGCTCGCGGTGAAGCTGGGCTTTCCGGGCTGGCTG